TCTACGTGCCCCTCTCCCGCGCGCGCGGCATCCTTGCCGCATGGACGATTTTGCTGACCTGAACCGCCGCATCGAAAGCCTCCTGCGCGAGGGCACCGTGATCGAAGTCGATCACGATGCCCGCCGCGTACGCGTGGAATCCGGTGGCCTGCAAACCGACTGGATTCGCTGGCTCGCGCAGCGCACCGGCGACAGCATCACGTGGGACCCGCCGTCCGAGGGCGAGCCTGGGCTGCTGTTCTGCCCGTCCGGGGAACCGACGACTGGCCTCTTTCTCCCTGGCGTGTATTGCGACAGCCACGACTCGCCCAGCTCGAGCCCGATGCAACACGTACGCGTCTACCGCGACGGCGCACGCGTCCAGTACGACTTCGCCGCGCACGCGCTCACCGCCACGCTTCCGGCCGGCGCCACCGTCCACGTCATCGCGCCTGGCAGCGTCACGGTCGAAACCAAAACCGCAACCGTCAAGGCGAAATCCGTCACGCTCGACGCCGACAATACAACCGTGACGGGCTCGCTGCTCGTGAAGGGGCCGCTCACGTTCGAATCGGGCGCGACCGGCAAGGGCGGGGACGGCGCCGACGGTGGCGGCCCTGTGATCGAGATTCAGGGCAGCGCGCACTTCACGGGCACCGTGACGGCTGATGTCGACGTGAAGTCGCGAGACGTCAGCCTTGTAGAGCATCCGCACCAGGCGCAGGGCGAATTCGCCAAGACTTCGAAGCCGATCGCAGGTGGCGCATGAACGGCATGAACGCACGCACCGGCCGCGCGATCGCCGGCCAGGTCCACATCGAACAGTCCGTCGCGGACATCCTGTTTACGCCGCTCGGCACGCGCGTGATGCGCCGTGAGTACGGTTCGCTGCTGCCCGAGTTGATCGACGGCCCGGTCAATCCCCTGATGCGCATGCGCGTCATGGCGGCGTCCGTGATGGCGCTGGCTCGATGGGAGCCGCGCATCCAGGTCAACCAGGTGGATTTCGGCAGCACCGGCATCGACGGCGGCGCCGTGCTCGAGCTGCAAGGCGAGCGCACGGACGGCCCACGCGCGGGCACTCCCTTCTCCATGCGCCTGCCGGCGACGAACGGGCGAGTTGCTGCATGAGAACGACGCCGATAGATCTGTCGCAGCTCCCGGCACCGGACATCGTCGACGAACTCGACTATGAAACGATCCTGGCCGAGAAGAAAGCCCGCTTGGTCTCCCTGTACCCGAAGGAACAGCAGGACGAGGTCGCGGCCACGCTCGAGCTCGAATCGGAGCCGATGGTGAAGCTGCTGCAGGAAGGCGCGTACGAAAAAATGCTGCTGCTCGCGCTCATGAACGAGAAGGCGCGCGGCATCCTGCTCGCGTACGCGAAGCGCAGCACGCTCGAGCACATCGGCGCCCTCTTCGACGTCGACCGTCTGCTGATCTCGCCGGGCGATCCCGACCAGGGCATCGATCCTGTCTACGAGGACGACGACAGCCTGCGCGAGCGCATCCAGCTCGCGCCGCGCGGTTTCTCAGTCGCTGGCCCCGACGACGCGTACGTGTTTCATGCGCGCGCCGCTGACGGGCGCGTGAAGGCAGCGACCGCGTATAGCCCGTCGCCGTGCGTGATGATCGTCACGGTTCTGTCGCGGGAAGGCGACGGCACGGCGAGCCAGGAACTGATCGACATCATCAAGAAGGCGCTCGAGAAGAAGCGGCCACAGGCCGATGAGGTCATCGTGCAGAGCGCGAAGATCGTGCCGTACGCGATCCGCGCGACGCTGCGCTTCTTCAACGGCCCGGACCGCGCCGTCGCGCTCGCGGAAGCGAAGAAGAAGACGCTGCAGTTCACCGAATCGATGCACCGGCCGGGTTCCGAGGTCACGCTGGACGGACTGTACGCGTCGATGCGCGTTGCCGGCGTCCAGAAGGTCCTGCTCGACACGCCGGCCGAAGGCGTGCCGATCGCGATCGACCAGGCGCCGTACTGCACGGGTATCGAGCTGACGGACGGTGGGGTGGCCGATGAATAAGCCAGCCGTCTCCCTGCTGCCGCCGAACGCGACCGTGCTCGAGCGGCGCCTGGCCGAAGCCAACGCGGACGTGCTCGACATCCCGGTCGAAATCGACACGTTGATGGACCCGGATCGAATCCCGCTGCGCTTCCTGCCCTGGCTCGCCTGGCACATGGGCGTCGATACCTGGCGCGACGAATGGCCCGAGCAGGTAAAGCGCGCACGCGTGAAATCCGCGATCCGGATCGCCCGCAAAAAGGGCACGGCCGACGCCGTGCGCGACGTGTGCGCGTCGTTCGGTGCGAACGTCGTGATGCGTGAGTGGTTCGAGAAAACGCCGCGAGGCGTGCCGGGCACGTTCGAGATCGTGATGACGGTCGGCGCGCGTGACGGCGTGCCGGCCACCGCGCAGTACGTCAACGACATCCGCGCCGAGGTCGATCGCGCGAAGCGCGGCACCGCCCACTACACCTTCACGCAGGGCTTCAGCATGCACGGCCCGATCGGCGTCGCATGTGGCGTGCGCGCGGCTGTTTATCGCCGCCTCTCTCTCACGGATTAACGAACATGGCTGGAAACCTCATCTACATCACGGACGCCGGCCGCGCCGCACTGGTGGCGCCGGGCAACACCGGAACCACCGCGCACCAGGTCACTCAGATTGGCCTCGCCACGGCGGCCTTCGTGTTCAAGCCGGACATGACCGCGCTGCCGAGCGAGCTGAAGCGCATCACGACGTTCGGCGGCGATACCGTCGCGAAGGATACGATCCACATCGTGATCCAGGACGACACCGCAGACCAGTACAAGCTGTACGGATTCGGGCTGTACCTGGACAACGGCGTGTTGTTCGGTGTCTACGTACAGAACGACCCGATCCTCGAAAAAGCGGCGACTTCGATGCTGCTGCTGGCCGCCGATACCGTGTTCGCATCGATCGACGTGACGAAGCTGGTTTTCGGGCCGACGTCGTTCCTCAATCCGCCGGCGACCACCGAGCGCAAGGGTGTCGTCGAGCTGGCGACGCAGGCCGAGGTCGACGACGGCGCGGACGACACGCGCGCCGTGACGCCGAAGACCGCAGCAAGCCGGTATGCGGCGCTGACGGGCGCGCGCTTCACGGGGAACATCAGCGCAGCGGGTGGGATTGCCTCGACGGGCCTGGATAGCGGCGGCGCAAACTTCCGGCTGATGAACGGCCGCGATGTGATCCTCCGCAATGACGGCTCGAACTTCTATCTGCTGCTGACCGATTTCAGCGGCATTGCGGCGTCGTGGAACAGCTATCGACCAGTAACCGTCAACATGAAGACGGGGGCCGTCATGCTGGACGACACGGGGGCCGGAACGTACGTCGGCGGACAACTGGCCGTCAAGGGCATGCTGAACGTCAGCAACGGCGCGAATGAGGCGCGCATGCTGCTCGGCCCGAGCGGCGGATACTTCTTCGGGACCAACAATGCAGCCGGGTTTTACCTCCCCTCAACGGGTGCGATGTTCGCGTTCGACTTCGCGAAGAAGAATCTGACTGTCGTCGGAAACGAGGTGTGGAACGCCGGCAATCTGCCGAACCCCGCGCAGACGACCGGCATCACCATGTCCGGGCAGTTTCTTGCAGCCGAAGGCACCGTCAGCAAGCCTGGGATTTCGTTCGTCAACGACGGCGCCCCGGACACTGGGTTCTTCCACATTTCCGATGGTGTATTTGCAGTAGCGAACAACGGCCGCGAAACCATGCGGTTCCTGTCTGGCGAGAACAATCGCGTCCTCATCGGCACGCTCGCCGACGATGGCAGCATGTTGCAGGTCGGCGGCAACGCCGTTACTCGCGGGCTCCATCGGTTCGGCAACGGCACAACGACAGCCTGGGTGACGAGTGATGCCGCCTGGGGCTTCTTTCGTTCGAGCGGCCATGTGTCGATCGGCAGCGAAGGCGCGAATGGCGTGCTGCAACTGGTCGCGGGCAATGCCGAAGTTGCCCGGTTTTATCCTGGCGGCCGGATGACGATCGGCGGAATCGCCGACGACGGCACGACGACCATCCAGTCGAAGGGCGGGATCAAGGCGATCGGCGCGGTCGGTGCGTTCGTGGCAACGAATGGCGGGGGCGATAAACAGACCTCGATCATTCTTCGACGTGAAGGCGCCGCAGCTGACCAAAAACAGTGGGAAATCCTCCACGGTGGTGATGGAGCGTTCACCGTTCGCGCCGTGAATGACGGTTACAACCGCTCACAGGATGTGTTCTACGTCACGCGTGCAGCCGGTATCGCTGCGGGCAATATGGGCCTGATGCCGAACGGCGGGCGCGTGCTGATCGGCACGACGAGCGATGACGGCAGAAGCGCCCTGCAGGCAAATGGCCACATCGCATCCTCGGGCGGCATTGTGGCGCGCGGCATGGACGCTAGCGGAGCCAATTTCAGGGCAGTCAACGGCCAGTACGGCGCGTTCCTTCGCAACGATGGGACCGTCGTTTATCTTCTGTCGACCAAAGCCGGCGACGCGGACGGGCTGTACAACGACTTCCGGCCGTTCTCGTGGAATCTCGCCTCGGGCGACGTGACGATCGCTGGCAACGGCTCTTCGACGGTGGTCGGGGGAAGCCTTACTGCGCTGGGTGAGCTGAAGATCAAGCCGGGTGGCGAAGGCGTGATCCGGGCAGGATCGAATGATGGCTACTTTTTCGGCAACCTGGATCGCGCGGGCTGGTATTCGCCGACGAAGGGATCGTTTCAGTATTACTTCACTGATCGCGTCTTGAAGGTCAACGATAAGGTTGTCTGGCATGAGGGGAACCTCACGCCTCTTGATCGCAACCTCGGCGGCCAGGTCAACGGCACCGTCACCTTGTATGGCGCCGGCGAATACGGCTCCCAGCTCGTCCTCAACACAAACGGATACGCACCGCGCATCCAAGCGAAAGCGTCGACGCAAGAATGGATGGTCACGAATGGCGCGAACTCTGCCGCGAACCTGGTCGTCTCGGACAACGGCGTGGTCAATTTCCCGCGCGCACGCCCGCAATGGGCGGGCGGGCTGACGCCGTTCGACACCGGCAACTTCGACCCGAACTCGAAGGTGAACAAGGCCGGCGACACCATGACCGGCGATCTCCGAATCAAGCAACCGAACAACACGGACGCGCGCGGCTTTGTCGTCGCTCGTGCCGACGGCACCGCGCAGGCGTGGTTCCACGGCACGATGAACGGCAACTATTCGGCATGGGCGACCATGAATCCGGACGGCTCGTGGAAGTCGAACCCGATCACTGTCTATAACGACGACAACCGGGTGCTGTTCAATTCCGATATCCATGTGACAGCACTCTCGCGCTTCTACAACCGCCCCACATTGAACCGTGACGGTTGGCAAGCCGACTTCGCGATGCGCAACAATCGGCCGGGCTACGACTCGTGGACGTACCTTCGCGCGCGCGATGGCGGCGGCATGGAGATCATCAACAGCGCGTACAACGCCGTCACGTGGTCCGTCGACGACTGGGGAACGATGTACATGCGCGGCCAACAGATTCTCAACACGGACGGGAATCTGAGGCTGGCGTTTCGTGGCGGCGTATGGCTCTCCGACCAACTCGGCAACATCGATAACGCGCTGAACAGCAAGGCTGGCGCCGGTGCGCGCGTGCAGTGGGATTCCGGCGTGAACAACTTCGGCACCGTCGACCGCCTCAACGGTGCATTGCCCGCCCCATGGGTCGTGTGCGGCTTGAGCGGCCCCGGCAACGGCACGGCCAACGCGATCGTGGTCTACGGCGTAGTTTTGAGGAACCAATGAAGAACAACACCATGCTTCACGTCGAGCAAGCGGCGTTCATTCTCGCGAAGAAATTCCCACAGCTCGTCCGCTGCAAGGATTATTGGGTCGCGCATCCAGTCAACGAACAGACGTACGAACAGACCAAAACGGCATGGGTGCCGATCTGGACGCCGACCGACATTTCGCCACCGACGCCAGCGGATCTGCTGCGCTGGTGGCCCGAGTTCCAGGAAGAGTTCGAGCTGACTGAAGCGGCCGCGAGCGTCCGGCGCCAGCGCGACGAGCTGCTCATCCAGGTCGATCCTCTCGTCGAACGGGCGGCCGACTCCGGACAGGCCGAGCTGGAAGCAGCCCTTCGACGCTACCGCGCCGAGCTGCGGGACGTGCCTCAGCAGACCGGATTCCCGCTGGACGTCGTATGGCCGCAATCCCCCGTACCACTGAATTGACACACACCACCAGGAGTTTGAAATGGCAATCAAGAAAAACGTTGTTCTCGCACTTACCGGCGCGACGGCCGGCTACCACGTTATCGGCAACGTGACGCTCGACGTGTTGAGCGGGACCACGGTTGCATCGATCAACAGCTACGTGTCGGAGGAGACGTACAAGGCGGGCAAGCAACCGCTGCAGCTCTCGTCGACCATTTCCGTCGAAGGTGTACCGGAGGAGAACGAGGGGGCGGTACCGTACATTCATCGTCGCCTGATCGAAGCGAAGCCGGAGGACGGGAAGTCGGCCGACGATCGACCGATGATGTACAACGCGCTCGACCGCTACATGCTGGCCGGTGGCGAAATCGTCGCGTAACGCGACATAGAAAGGAAAGGACGCGGCGACGTGCGCGATGCGGGAACATCGTGCACGCCCCGCACCAGCAGAGCATACCTGCAGGATTGGCCAGGGCCGCGACACCTCTCGAGAGG